ATAAACTTAGTCTCTTGCATAATGTTAATCAACCTCCGAACATATCATCGAATAATTGTTGTCCAGAACGTTCATCTTGTTCTACTTTCTTTTCATATTCTTCCATACGTTGTAGTGCTTCTTCACGAGAGATTGAATAAGGAAAAATGTACTCTTGACCAGAGGGGTTTGTGTAACGCATTAGTTTGAAGGTGTTCTCATACTATAGGAGACATTTGGAGGTTACTAACTTTATTAGTTACCATTTAGAAAGTCATTGAGTTCATCAAGATACTGTTCTTCAGTATCAAATTGACGACCATGAATTACACAAGGGAAAGACTTTTTAGTCTTTGATGGTGTTTGACACTCTTTTACAGAGTATCCTTTCTGAACTAGGTTTTCAATGTAGGGATTAGTTGTATTCATACTATAGCAGACCTTTGGAGGTTACTAACTTTTATAAGTTACGATTTGTCTTCTCATTACCAATAATCCTCTGCAAATGGTCATCAATAAAATTATATTCAAACAAATGTATATCATCTATCATACTTTTAACTTCTCTTTCATCAACTAACACATCTCTTTGATTATCACCAATAGTCAAAAAGTCTTCTCTTGATATAGTCCAAGCAGCACAAGATGCTGTCTCACCATGACGTTTAACTAATGCAGTCACGTGCTTTTGAAGTTCACCTAAGGTCTTGATTCTCTTCTTCATTTTCTTTTTTTGTTTCTATGTTTATCTATAAAGTTTAGTGCAGATTGTCTATTTCTACACACCTTCAAGATGTTGCCTTGATGCACAATAGCAAGTTTTGTAGTGCTCCCTGAAACAGGTATAGCAGCATACATCAGAGGGTCTTCATACTTACCAACAATAAATCCTGCCTCCTCATTATTAGAGTTCAGCAGGGTTGAGTTGTGATTAGTTACTTTCATTTTTTATTTCCTTGTTACTGAGTCTAACATTTCACCCTTCTCAAACACAATATCCACAACTCTTTGCAATGCTTTCTCAGTAGCAATACCCACCTTAGAATACACTGGAACACAGAGACAACCATAGGTTTTGTTCTCACTACCAACCCTGATTACTCTTCCAATTGTTTGTGCCATTTCAATAGCATCCATTGCCCTGAGAAAGATAACACCCTCAAGTTCAGAACAATTGATACCCTCAGACAGGATTGACCTATGGAGAACAACAAACTTCTTATCCTTATCTCTACCCCAAGTGTTCAATGTATTGAAGAATACCTCTCTATTGACTTTCTTACCATCAACAACTGCACCTGTTTTGCTGGTAATATAAAGATAGGAATAACCCCTCTCTTTGAGTTCATCAGCAAAATCAGTCAGAAATAGATTAACCAACTGCTTGCTAGTCTTCACACAGACTAACACTTTCTTGATAGCAATATCATCAATAGATGCTAAGACATTGCGTGAATCCATACAGGGAGTAATACCTTTGACTGGATACTTATCCATCTCAATGACTTTAACCTTAGGAGGCAGGATATAACCCTGATCAACCAGTAATGGCGCAGCAACCCTTGCAATCACCTGACCATAAGTCTCAACCCAGTTCATGCCTGGTTTAGAAGGAGTCAGTGAAGTCTTTCTGGTTGCTGTAAAATAGAAGCAACGATCTGCCTTCTTGCTGAAATACTCAGTGGAGACATAGAAGTGACGTTGAACACTATTATGTGCCTCATCAAAGTATATTGTATCTACATCAATCCCTGCCTCTTGAATGCGATGTAGAGAGTGATATGTGGTAAAGATAATAGTATGCTCACGCACTGTGTTACACATAGAAACAAACAAGTTGATACGATCAGACTTGGTAGTTTTGAAATGCTTTGTCTCTCCACTATGAACATGGAGGACATTAGCATTAGTAATGTGCTCAAGATACTCAGCAGAGAGTTGCTCAACCAGGAGAATCCTAGGACAAACAACAACAATGTTTCTAGGAACATTCACCTCAAAACGTTTGACTGCATCCATAATAGCAATCAAAGTTTTTCCTCCACCTGTGGGAACAATAATCTGTCCCAAAGCAGACTGACGCATAGCATCAACAGCATCCTGTTGGTGTGGTCTCAGAGTGACTTTAGTCATCAAATGTGTGCTTGTAATATAGGGGACTTTTAGAGGTTACTAACTTTATTCATATGATACTTGCTCTGTTTCAATATTATTCCACCAGACCTCAACTGCATCTTTAGCAGCAAGTGTGCCATGAAAACTTATCATTGAGGCAAGACCAGTTGTTAATAGTATTATACCAGTTCTCTTGAACCATTGCAACCCATGAGTGCGATTCTTAGTTACTTTGAATGCTAATCCACCAGCACCCACAAATGCAATCACAGGAGCAGACATGTAGATAATAAAGCAGAGAAATCCTAAGAAAAGTAATCCAAATACTTGAACACCTCCATTATCACTATTAGCAACACTTCCAACAGCATTACCAACACTTTCCATCCCAATATTGCCAGAAGTTACCTCTGTAGATTGGGAGTTAGTGATTTCTTGTGGTCTATACTCTGCACGATTAGCATTATTTTCAGCATAAGTCCTATAACCTGCTGCATCCCCATTGATACCATACACAACCACATCATCTTCATCACAAGGATATTGTGCTGCTACAAGTTCTCTAATCAAACCATATTCAGCATAATCAGAATCAATCTTAAACTTATGGCGTCTGCCTCTAGAATCAGTCCAAACACCATGTGCTTTGTGAATGGTCACAATAAATCATTTTCTATATTATAGGAGACCTTTAGAGGTTACTAACTTTAACTCCTTGCCTGAGGTAATGCTTTCCTCTGAGCATTTGCAGGTAGTTTCTGAGCACTACTAGGGGACAACTGTTTGGGTTGTGGTGCAGCAGAAATCTGTGGTCTTGGTTTAGCACCAGCAAGGTCAGGTCTCTGTGCTGTTCCTATCTGTGGTCTGTATGGTTTTTGAACACTGACCTTTGCTTTTTGGACAGGTTGAGCAATAGGTTTCTTAGCAGCAATTGTTGTTGATTTGTTATCACCAGTTTTGGTGATTGCTCCACCTTTTTCAGGTTTGTCAGAGGCAGTTTTATTTGCTTGTCTATAAGGTTGTGGTTTTCTTTGTGAACCTGTACCTGCTGTATTATCAGTGGCATTCTTTACAGATTGACCTGCTTGTTTAGCAACACTATTGGATGCTTTCTTAGCATTCTGTTTGCCTCTAATCTTAGCAAGTAATGATGGTTGTGGTTTCTTTGTCTCCATGTCATCTCTGGTTCCAGAACTACCACCTGCTGTGGTATTGCTGATTGCTTGACCAGCATATTCTAGAACAGTTTCTTCATTGTGGTCTACACTACCACCAACTCTTTCACTTGCTTTTGCATTGATTGCATCTCTTTTTGCTCGCAATCTCTTTCTATCTTCAGATTGCCTTTCAGCAGTCTGTTGTCTAGAATCTGCTGCTATTTCATCAGCAGTTCTTGCTTCTTGGATAAAGTTGCTAAAAGATTTCATTACACACAATGACCCTATGGTTTATTTAGTCTCTCCACCTTTATGATGTCTTTGTGTCTATTTCTGCCTGGTCTTCCGGCAGCAATATCATAAATTGCGGACCTTCTATAACCATTTTCTTTACACCAATTTGCGATGCCCACGATGTCAGTTACTCTACCACATTCATGGTGGAGAATCCATCTAACTGACCTAACGTTGTTAGTACCATACCCGCCACGATTAGGGGCAGGGACGCCTTTACTAACTTCGCTAATCTTTCTCCTTGTCTCTTCACTTACCACTTTACCTTTGTGGTAACTACCTATCAGTTTCTTTGATTCTTCGGTGTGCCTATGCTCCGTACCCCAACCAATATGCTTTCCTGGTTGATTGGTGCGCTCGTAATCATTTTCATCATACCATATTGGACTGTTAGGTTCTAATCCGAATAAGGCGTCTAATTTACTAAAATCTCTGTACATATTCAATTGTCAGGGGTATCATTATTTATAGCATACTTTGGGTCTTATGTCAACCTATCACCCCTGACGTGTTGACTGCCCAATGTAATTTAGGTGCTCATTCTGCGATGTACCCTGCCCAAAATCTTAGACTTACCTTTCTTATCAGGATTTTGACCAGTTGCTTTCTTATATTTCTCAGTTTCTTGGTCTTTCATGATACCTTTTAGTTCACGTTCACCTGCTCTTGTAATCTTCATTCTCTCAGGTCTGGTATATCCTGATGCTTCCCTTGGTTTATAACCAGGGTCAACTTTCTTCTCACTCTTTTTCTTCAATAGTTTTGATGCTTGATTCTCAGCATCCTTTGAAGATGTTTTAGTTTTAGTTACTTCACCACCAGATTTACGTGCTGCTGCTCTTGCTTGTGCTGCTGCTTTTCTCTCTGCCTTCACTTTATCAGCATAGGATTGTTTAACCTCAGAACTACCACGTTCTTTCTCTGGTTGACTAACAGTATCAGACTTTGCTATTGTCTTACCTACATCCTTTCTAGTCTTATATTCACCAACAGAAGAAGACTGACCACCACCAGTCGCCTTTACTCTAGGTTTTACACCAGGTCTACGTCTACTAGCAGTATCTCTTTTAGGTTCTTTTCTGCCATCAGCACCAGTTTGTTTGATCTGAGATCTACCTTGAATCTCTGGATCATACACCTCTTCAACCTCTACCTCTTCCATGTTAGTGGTAGTTTTTTGGTGTGATTGATTTTGTGACTTAATCTTTTGCTTTCTCTGTCTGCGTTCAGCATCAAGATTAGGATTATTTAAAAGATTTCTTTGAGGAGAAATGTCCTCATTAAATTGTTGAAATGTTTTCATTCTGATACTACAGTAGCTCCAGCAAATCCACCATTTGTTCCATTAGGATTGACAATAGTAGCATCTGCCACTGATTTCTCATTGAAGTTCATTTTAAGTGAGTAATCATCACTCCATGTATTTCCACCAGTATAATAAACTGTCTTGGTAGGAGTGATGATTTCTGGTTTTTGGATATAAAATGCCATGGTGGAGATATTAAATCGTAATATTATTTATTATCCATCACCATTAACTAATTTAGGCAAAGAAATCATCAGGAGTGCTTAAATCCTCAACATAAGCAGTGACGTTTTCATTACCTTGAACATCTAAAACTTTTTCCCAGTCAATGTTGTGTGGATTGAAATCGTCCATAACATCAATCTCTAATGTAACTCTAAACTTTGACTTTTGAGGATACGCAGTGAAGGTCATTGGAAGCACTCCTGTTGGTTACTTAACCATGATAGAGCATATGCTCCACATAGTCAAGGGGTAATGGACAGTTGGGTGATTGGACAATCAGTATATTTAGTATCAAAAAATAGATTTTTAACATTCCCTGATATAATAAACATATTTGTTATCACCAACTGCAACATAATAAGAGACCTAATGATGGCAATTTTATCTGCCTCTTTATGATTTCTTCCTTCTTTTTGACCTAGTGCTAGAGCCCACAATCTCCACATCATTCAAATACTGACAAAATTGGTGGTTCACCATAGTATCCCATTCTATGGTAATAACAATCAATTAGTCTCAATTCCTCAGTTGATTTATCATTATATGGATTGAATTTCATAATTTCTGAACACTCTTTCACAATAGTGTCAGGAACTCTCACTCTTTCCCATGTATTTGGTTCTTCAACAAATATTGGAAACATTACTCTTTAATATATCCAAAGTCTACCAGATACTTACGTGTCAAAGGAGTTGGTTCATACTCTGTCCACATAGAACCCTTAGCACATGCAGAAAGAGCATCCATAGTCATATTTTCAGTTCTACCTGCCCAACCTGCTTCTGCTTCCCAAGGTACAGCAGACTTTGGATATGTACGTTCTGCCATCACACGCCAGATCATAGGAACTTCATCCTCTGGTTTAATAATAGCAATCAAACTGTTATCAATAGTTCCTGCCATACAATCTTGTGCAGCGTGCCATCCTTCATGACGCATAACTTGCATCAATACATTAGGTTCTCCCATGTATTTTTTATTAAGAAAGAAGTTATTAGATACTGTGTGATAAACTCCTCTATGACCAGGTGGAAAATATTTCTCATCAGCAAGATATACTTTCACATCCACTTGGTTCAATGACACAAGCATATTGTTAAACTCATTCGTAACTGGAGTAAATTCTTCAGTGTTATTATATTCTGAAGAAATGTCTAAAATATTATTGACTTCATAAACAGCATCAGTACATTCACGCAATAACATACAACCCATAGAATCCATAGTGTTGTAACCCTTTGTGGGTTTTGCTTCTACTGTTGCTCCACCTAATGACAATGCTAGCAGTGATGTAAGGATAATCTTTTTCATTTGAAATTCTCTAGTTGTAAAGTTATAGCATGAAACCCTTATTTTTGTCAAGGACTTCAACATGAGACAAAAATTGTGATGGAGTTTCAAACCATTTTATTTGCACTTCTTCCCATGAATTGTAATTCTCAGACTGACCATTTGAGAATATTATATTATATGTATGCCTATTATATAAATTTTTACAATAGACCTCAAAGTATCTTGGGTCTGATGATTCAATGCACTTCATCATAATGGTCTGACCTTTCTTTCAAATATTTTAACTGATTCCAATACACTTTGTGGCACAATACTAGAGTGTGAATCTTTTTATGCTTTTCATTTATTGTGTATTGACAATTGGGTTTATCTCTAACTGCTGTTTCAATAGTAATATAATCTTCATCAACAAAATAGACCCAACCTTGATTTATAGTGCCAGTGCTACGTGTCCATATCACATAGTCATGGAGTTTTGGAATATATGTACTCATAAGAATGCTGCCATTAAAGGATTAATGTTCTTTTTCATTGCACTATAAGGACTGGTATCTCTGATGTCAACAACTTTACCTGGTTTCTTGAAATTGATAGGAGCAATGAACTCTTTTTTCTTTATATGATAAAATCCCCATATACTACTAGGGTTTTCAGTTCTATATGAAAACTGACTTAGATTACGTATCCAAATCCTTTTAATTGTCTTGTTGTGGTCATCAATCCAATATTCAAATCCTGGTGGGGGTTCATGAGGTAACTTCATCTTGATAATGACAATAACGAAAGATTTGAGATTGTATTTCAGTTTTACTAAAACCAACCTCAGTCAACCAATGCACAAACTGATTGAAATACTCTTTCAGTTCTACATCTCCATCAAATTCTACCACATTACTCTTCTCCTCATCTGTTTGAGGAAACATAACGTCATACTTACCAAATACTTTATCAGTCTGGTAATAGGATAATTTAACTTTCTTTTTCATAACTGTAAAGCATATCCAGCATTTTTTGACGCCATTCCATCAACTCATTGTAACATGATTGATTATGAGCACAATTTCTGAGACTACTATCAGGTTTAAGTACACTTTCAATCATAAGACCAAGTGCTGCTTTATGTTTATCAGTCATCAAACACTTTACACATAGGTGAACCAGGATGATCATCACAGAATTTATCTAACACTTTATCTTTGTGTCTTTCTGCTGGATCTGCAATCTTACCTTCTGTTGTAGGATCCCACTCATCAGGAGTGTGAGTCTCATTACAATGAAGATCTACTTTGTACTCTGAATACTTATCATTAGGATCATAAAGAGGATCCGAAGAATCTTTTTGTCTGGGTTCTGACATAGTTTTATGTAATAAAGGATGACACTACTTTGGTATGAATATCATCTTGTAACAGTTGATATTTAGAAGAATTTTGAATGTTCTCCCTCAATTTATCATAGTAACCAAGATTTAATTCATCATCTTCTGAGACAATAATGTCAAAGCATTGCTCATCACTTTCAGCAATTACATTCCAGATTCCACCATACTCACTTCTTGGAAACCCAATGAAGTGGTCTACAACATACAAAAACTTTGCCATTAGTCCTTAAGAATTACTTTTTGATTTTAGTAGAAATAACTAAATTAGTCAACTGTCTTTCTAGTTCATACTTGATAGAGGATAATTTAGAGTAAATGAAATTTTGATACTCATTACCATCTAACAAAGTGACTAAATTATCCACCTGATGAATAGCAATCAATAGTTTTTCCTCTTCATTCATAAGAACTCTTCAAGATAGTATTCAAGTGTTACACCTAGTTCATCTGCTTTGGATTGACATTCTGCTAGAAAATCATCAATATCAGGTGGTTCAATGTTTTCTAGTTTGTGATGAATGCTCATTTTTCAATTTATTAACAAGGTGGGCAGCAAATGTTTCTAGTTTATCAGGATGAATTGCTCTAATACCTGCCTCCTCAACAGCATGTTCAATAGAATCTACTTCTTCTTTGACTATTTTTTTGTTGGAAGGCAATGTCATGAGTTACTCCTGAGCGAAGTTTGAGTTATTATAACGTGATAAAGCATCAAAACATGCTTCACTTTCCTGATATTTAACATCCTCATCAATTAGATTATCATCCTTTGAATGATATGGATTATCAATTTTTCTTACTTTAAGCACAGTATTGTTCCATGCCCGTTGTGATGCTGTCTCATATTGACGAATATAGACAGGCAAATAGGCAGCAATAGCATGACTGGTGTCAATGATAGATTGCCTATCCTCATTGTTAACTGCTTCATTCAAATCCTCAGTCAATTGACTAATAGTAATAATACGATTGAATGATTCTTCAAGACTATTCATTACTTCCCAAGTTTTATTGTAACTAATAGTCATTAGATAATCTCCCAGTTTTGGTCTGTTTCTTTGTTCATCCAAAAGAAGTAGTTACCAGTAATAGATGATAGGAACATCTTCTCTTGGTCTTCCTTCTCCACTCTACATGAATGGAGTTCATTCATCAAATTAGAAAAGCGATTCTTTGCTTTCCTACTCTTGGGCTTCACAGTGACAAATTTAGTCTTCATGGTTTAATAGAACGCGTAATTAACCTTTCATCCTGGACAAACCTAGTCTATCAGGTTTTTTGATACCTGTCAAGTAGTTGTTTCTCTGCTTGATAAGCACAAGTCTCACATTGAGGTAAGTTGTTTAAATGTTGATACACATGATATAATTCATGTAAAATAGTAGAAGTGTATTCATCACCTTCTAGACCCTCATGTATTTGAATGATAAACTCACCCTCCCCAAGTTTCATACACCAACCAGTTACACCCTCCTCTGAGAGGTCTATGTGTTCTATTGTAAGGTCAAGTCCCCAATCAGATAGGTATTCCATTAGAAACCATTCCACAGACCCTAGACAAGCAATCTGAGACCCCTCAGGGTAGACTTCGATATAATGCATTGATAGCAAGCGATGTTACACGTGTTCCCCACTGCATCATCCATATAAAAGACGCAATGAAGATGAGTTTGTGAGTAGTGGTCATACCTCTGTGTCTTGTATGTGCCTACTATAAACCCTTTTAGGGGTCTTCTGAAGGGGTTGTGGACAGTTTATGGGGTGGTCATGGTTCTTCAGGCCAATCTATGTTATGTGGGAAACCTTCTTGAGTTGTAATATCTCTCAGTTCTTGACGATACTGTCTCCATTCATCACTCATAATAACATCAGAACAACCCATCCAATCAGTTTTTGATATCAAACTATTTCTTTGAGTTCTAATACCCTCAGATGCTTGAGTATCAATCCTTAATCTATATGAGTCCTCTTCTTCTTGATTAGTGAAGATAGGCCCAATCACATACTTCTTAAACCACTTACCTTTAATCTCCTCAATACCTTGTCTTACAACAGTTTCATATGGTGGAGTAACTTGTGGTTGTGCTCCCTCAAGAACTGCATCAATACCATATGAATCTAAAACATATGTTGGTAAAGGTTTAGGGAAAGAAATATTTGGATACTTATAATAAAAATCTCTTTCACTGATTACTTCACCAGTTTCTCTAATCCTTAGTTCCATATATTATGCGATTGCAAGGAAGATGTAGTTGCCACCACTGGCATTTAGTGCAGCGGGAGCAGTAGAGGTAACTGTAAATCCAGAACTCAACGGATCAATGTAGTCGGTGTTGGTTACTTCTGCTGCTGTGGAGTTAAGCAACAGGTAGGGATCGTTGCCGCTGACGATGCCCCTAGCGGTATCCCAGACGTACCAATCACCAGTGCTGTCGGTGCGTTTAATTAAAATAAATCGTGCGCCTGCTGTGAAGCCGCAGTCAACATTAATTGCGTTACCTGTTCCGGCGTAACTGCCTACTTTACTGATGCCGGGTAGGGTTGCGAAGAGGTAGGCGATGTGTGTATTCCCGCTGGAACTCATTCCATTAGCTTCACCTGTAAATGTTGTAGATGAAACTGCAGAGACTAACGAAGAAAGAATATTGGAGGCGTCAGTGTTAAGCGAAATGTAGCTGCCAGTGCCAAGATCTTTATGGTAGACAACCCAGGCAAAGACGGCTGTTCGACATTTGCCGATAATTAGCTCTGGTGTAACCCCAAGATTATGATTTACTGTCAACGTTGACCCCGTACCCGTATAAGCCACCACGTCGAAGAAGCCGGGGGCGCGGCGGAAGTAGTGCCACACCACGGCAATTGAATTGGCGTTAACGCCGTCTTTAGCTGTCGTATTCCAAATGTCGTAGGCGTAAGGGGCATTTCCGACTTCAGCCCCCGTTGAACTTGTTAGCAACGCTTGGGCATTGGAACTTGAGGGCATCCCACGCAAACGGTCAACGGCTTGCATAGGTGTACTACCGCTACGCCAACGAGTGAACGAAAGATCAGCGGGAAATCCAACAGTTCGAGATGTGCCTGTGCTTCCCGTAGCGGCGAGCGCATTAAACACTTCCGTTGCAGCAGTCGGCGGCTTATGCGGACGGCGGATTGCCATGTAGATATAGGTCGCAGTACTTGAGCTGTAGTAAAAACCATCTGATGTTAGATGAAACGATGCTGTATTTTCATCATTAGTTGTATTAGGTCTTAAGTTTACTGAGTCAGTTCCTTGTGGATAGAACCCACGCATACTATCAACTAAGAACCAATCTCCACCTGTTGCATCAGACCTTTTTGCAAGAAGAAACTGTGGTTCAAACCCAAGTGATTCAGTATAATTTGCTCCCGTAAAACTCCCACATTTAATAATCGCCTCGTCACTATTAGTGCCAAACGATTGATCGTCGTGAGCGAAGATGTAGGCGACGTATGTATCACCATTGGTATTTACATCATTAATAACTCCTAACGTAAAATGAGTGCTAGTAGGAGCCGTGTTATTCCAATAGTTAGCACTGGGACCTACTGACGCATTTGCAAGATCTAATATTACTGCTTTTGTCGCACCTAGACTTCGATGATAAACAAGCCAATTAGTGCCCGCAGTATTAGTACACTTGACAATTATCATTCCAGGAACGCTGCCTAAGTTATGTGCAACTGTTCTACCAGCCGTACCATCACCCGTATAAGTCACAACATCAAAGAAACCAGGCGCTTTGCGGAATGACCAGGAGGCGTAATCATTAGTGTCGTTGTAATCGCCACCGCTCCCTAGAGTAAATCCGGTGGATGTAAACAAAGTCAATCCGGTTGGATCAGTACCTTCTGGATTACTGTCCTGAGACGCTAATCGCTTAGTCGCGCCTCGCTCTGTATCAATCCAACGCCATCCTCCAGCAGCGCGGGTTCTAATTATCGCTAAACCTCCCTCACCAGCTAAATCAATCCCATTCGTGATCGTCTGCGTGCTGCTGTTACCGGTATACAAATACGTACTAAAAACATCATCGACGTAAACCTTGTCTCCAGATGCTCCAGCAGCACCCATCATCATTGCTCTTGTTAAGTTACTCATATCAATTAACGTAATCTACTAGTGATGAACCTCTAAATCTTGTTCCACCATCATCGGTGATGAACATAAACAAGTGTGTCTTACCTGTTGTAAGTGTTGGTGCTGTATCTGCAGGGAACTTGACTGATGCTGGCCATGTTACAGTTCCACTTGTATGTGTTAGTTCTAATGTGAATGCATATGCACAACTTGTTGGCACATTGGCAAAGGTAAATGTGCTATCACCACTAATAGTCTTTGTAAAATAATTTCCTGTGGAACAATCAACCTCCAATGCACCCATTGCAGTGATGTTTTCTTTATAAGGTCCAGTCAGACTTACTCCTGCACCTAATGTAGAAATACCAGCAGTGACTACAATACCACCAGCATTAACTCTTACCCCTGTTCTTGCTGTTATAACACCAACAGAATCAACGTTGGTTACATCTTCATAAGTAAGTGTTCCACCTACAGAAACATTACCACTGAAGGTTCCTGTGGTTCCTGTGACAGAACCAACTACAATGTTTGGTGTTCCGGTTAATCCA